CGCCAGGGTTCACTTGCTCGATTGTTTCTTCAATCAGTAGAACGACTGCTCTTATACCAAACCGACCCAACATGGACGTCAAGAGGTCGAGGGTAAACCCGATCCAAGTGCCAAAGAATAGGAGGATTCCGCATGTTGAATTGACGATAGCACTATAAGTCCTCGCCAACGCCTCTATGAGCGGTTCGGGCACCTTGGCCTTCCGGGCCATGTGCAATATATGGTGATATTGGTCCTTGCGTTCGTCACTCGACATGGCCTGAGCAGTGACAATCTCAGGCCTGCCACGTGCAAATGTTGTGCCTTGCGAGGCGCCTGTTGCCTGGAGTAGGGTTTCACCCGCGGCGTGGAATGCATCCCGGGCTGGGATGCCGTCATCTATAGCCTGTGCGCAGAGGATCGAGAGTGCTTCCTTGAGATTTGACAATGACTCCTCGTCATCGCCTGCCACGGCGAAAAGAGGAATCCACCCTGGCATTTGCTCGCGCAACCTCCTTAAGGGGCCGCCGAAATCGATGCCCCATAATTTCAAAGGTGTCACGGCAAACAGAGCAGTGGAAACTGATGCCTGGGCAAAGAAAATGGTTATCCAGGTGACGGCCAGGCCGATGATCGCCCAACCAGTGCCGAAAAACAAGGCGACCACAGCGATTAGCCCGGCGCTGCCTCGGGCACCCAATGCCACAGCCATTGTCTGGACCTGGCAGTTCCACAGGGGGCCATAGGCACCGACTGGGACGCCATGCCAGATGATATCACCAGGTTCAAGGTCGGTCTGGATCCAGAATCCTTTTGGTGATGTAGGTCTCGAAGTTTGGGTGTAACAAAACGCGGATCCGACTTGCTCATCTTTCCCAAAGGTGCCCTGCGCAACCAGACCGTTGGTCGCATCATAGTACATGGAGTGAAGGCCGACGACGACCCCACCGTGAATGACTGGCTGCATGCCGAGCCAGACACCATCCTGCTGCCCCTTTCTCAGGCTGCCCGTGTGGAATGCGTTGGTTATCTGAAGCCAGTTCGAGTACGCTACCCGTTCCAACACGAGGCATATGACGAGGCTCGTGCTGGTGCTGAGCCCCAATGTAAGGAATGCAATAAAGAACGGGCTCGTCCCGGCGGTGTATGCACGCTTGGCCAGGTGCATGATCAGACCTAGTGTGCCCACACCGAGGAAGGCTTTCATGATCGTGATGGTGGCATAGCCAGCGACCAGGCCAACCAGATTGAGGAGTGGTGAGCGTTTTGCGGACTGTAAGCCTAGTGTCCATAGTAACGTCCCATCAATGGTCGGCATGAGGTTTAGTCGATAGCGAAACGACCACGCAAGGAAGCAGATTCTCCAGACGTTGAGAACCAGGCCAGACCACTTTAGGCCCCAGTAGACAATCCGTGGCCAGAGTGCTGGTGTCCCCAGCGCCAGTTTGACTGCCGTGAGATTTGGTTGGACCTGGAGGGCCAGAGCTACGAAAGTGTCACGAGTGGGTTGAGTTGTGGGTCTATGTCCCGCATTGCGAGGATTCAGCCACTGGCGGTCAATGTCATTTGACCATGTGATTACTTGATTGACTCCAGCTGCTCGGCAGGTGGCGACCAGGCCCGCGCCACCTGCACATGCGACTCGCGTGACTTCCCTCAGCTGTATCAGATGATCGCCACCTGGTAACACGTCCCAACCTGTGAACTCAGGCGGGATGGGTATGCTTGAACTGCCCGTGACGACCACTTGACGACCCTTCCCGTTGTTGTCCTGGAGGGTGAGTGGTGTTTTCCCATCATGACTCCTCTCAAAGTAGGATATTCCATTGGCGAAGGCGATGTGTACGTCAATCTCGAAAAGCCGAAGCATGTACGGGACTGCCCAGTCAACCCACCTTGGAAGCCCCCCACAAGGAGCCGTCGAGTCACTGCTGGGTGGGGCGAGCGAGTACGTCAACGCGCCGGGTAGCCTCCAGAAGTAGTAAGGGTGCATGATGCGACCAGATGTTTT